GCAGGATGTCGTACACGCCCGGCGCATCCAGGGCCTGGGTGAGGGCGCCGGGCAGGTACACGCACAGCGGCCGTCCGTCGAGCTTGACCACCCGGGCCGGGCCGGTCAGCAGCACGTCGTAGTCCGGGTCGCCAGGGCACTTCCCGGCCAGCTCACGCACGGCCGGCTCGGCGAGGCGGGTCCGGACGCGCAGCTCGGTCAGCACTTCAGCGCACCGCCCCGGCCGGGGCGGGCAGCGCGTACAGCGCCGAGCAGGCGGCGCGGATCGCGCCCGCCACCGCGGCGGGGTCAAGGCGGGAGGTGTCCAGCCGCACCACCTCATAGCCGCAGCCGGCGGCGGCCTCAGCCAGCCGCAGGGCCTTGGTGACGCGGCCGGCCCGCCAGCTTGTGTTCTGGGCGGAGCCGCGGGCCGCGCACCGCTGGTCGAGGACGTCCGGGGGGGCGGTCAGGTACGCCAGCATCACCTGGTAGCCGGCCTGGGCGGCGGCGGCCAGGAACCGGCCGTGGGCCAGCCGGTCCCCCTCACCCAGCACCAGGGCGGGGGCCTCGCCGCGGGCGAGCCAGTTGCACGCCAGCGGGGAGACGTTCATCGGCAGCGCGTCAGTGCCGCCGAACTTGGGCCGGCGGGCGCCGAGCTCGGCGGCGACCTGACCGCCGGTGGCGGGGTCGATGAGCAGGTCGTGGCGGAACGGCTGACGGCGCGGCACCCGGTCACACCCGGCCGTCAGCGCGGCCATCACCGACGTTTTGCCGGCCGCCGGGGGGCCGGCCAGGTAGCACAGCAGCCGGGTCATGCGGCCACGTCCAGGCCGGCGGCGATGAACTCCCGGGTCGCGGCGTCGGCGATCACGTCGACGACCAGGTGGATCCGGTCGATGCCGGCGCCGTTGACCACGGCGTGGGGTTTGCGGGCGTCCAGGTACCAGCACGACCCGGCCGGCAGGTGGGCGGTGGTCTGCTCGCCGCGCAGGTTCCACGCGGACATGGTCACCTGCGGGGCGGTGATCAGCGGCAGGTGGAACCGGGCGATCTGCCCGTCCCGCACCCCGGCGGCCCGGTCGGTGATGTCACAGTGCCGGGCGAGCCGGCCGCCTTTCCCGTCGCGGCCGGCCATCCGCAGCAGCCGGACCCGCTCCAGCCCGGCGCCGTGCAGGGCGTGCCGGGCCAGGGTCACGCACGCGGGGGCGCGTTCGGCCAGGACGGTCCAGGCGCAGTCGCGGCCGGCGTGGCCGGGGTGGGCCTTGTGCCACGCCTTGGACATCTCCGCGGGCTTGACGCCCCAGGCGGGGTCGGCGGGGTCGAAGCCGCGCAGCGACAGCGCATCCCACGACCCGTCGGAGTAGTAGGGGAAATCGTCATGCCACCCGGTCAGGGCGGCGGCTTCGGCGGCGGCGTCCCACGACAGCCCGGCCGGCGGCGGGGGCAGCTGCACCAGCGTGGCGGCCTGCGCCGGGGGGTAGCGGCGGCCGTCGCCGGCGCGGCCCCACACGGCGATCACCTCGGAGGCGGCGGAGATGCGGACGGCGGCGACCTCGCGGCCCTGCCCGCGGAGCTGGGCGGTGAGCGCGCCGTCTTCGGCGTAGGCGAACACCCGGTCGTACCGGTCCAGCGAGGGAATGCCGGCGCCGGGGCGGGCGGCCAGGTGGGTGATCACCGTCCACCCCGCGGCGAGCTCGAAACGGGCGCCGGTGAAGTCGGACCGCCACGACGGGCGGGGCAGCCGCCGCGACGTCCACCCGGCCAGCCCGTCGCCGGAGGTGTGCCAGCCGCCGGCGGCGCTAATGCCGGCCATGTCCGACGCGGTGGGGGTGGCGAACGCCCCGGCGGCGTACTGCCGGGCGTAGCCGTTCAGGAACCGGGCCGCGGAGCGGGCCTCGGCGCCGGCGGCGGTCGCTGTGCTCATGCGGGCTCCCCGGGGACGGGCCCGTGCGGGCCGAGGATGACCCCTTGCGCGGCGTAGGCGCGCTGCCGGGTCTTGTCGACGCCCGGCCGCACGTCAGCCCACACCTCGGGTATCGCCGCGGTGTACGCCTGCTCGAGCTGCCCGCGCGGCCCGGCGGGGAGGCCGGCGATCTCGTCGCGGATCATGGCCAGGTGCTGGCCGGGGTAGTAGCGGCCCTTCCGCATGACGTTGAAGTCGCAGATGACCGTCTCGAAGTCCCACCAGGGCAGCCGCACCCCGGCCGCGGCCAGGTGGTCGCGGCACCGGCCGGCGGCGTCGTCCAGCCACCCGCGCGACGGCGCCGGGGCCCCTTGCCCGTAGATGCGCTCCAGGGACTCGCGGGGCCCGGACGACTCCCACAGGCACGCGTCCGGGGCGGTCACCGGCAGGTGGAGGACTTTGCCGGCGAACTCGGCCCACTCGAACGCGGTCTGCCGGCCGACGCCCCACACCTGCCGCAGCCACCCCAGCAGCGCGCCGAACGCGGCCTCGGGCGGCGTCCCGGGCGGGTACGCCTCACCCAGCCACCCGGCCTGGGTGGTGCCCGCGACGGCCAGGGCGCGGGTGTAGGAGTCCAGGTGGCGGCGGACCAGGCCCCCCCGGAGGTTGCGGCGTTCACGGGAGCACGGGAACGCGGCCGCGGCGGTCGTGTCCGGGTCGGCGGCCCACGCGGCGGGCCCGGGCCACCGGGCGGCCACCTGCCAGGCGGAGGCCAGGTCGTCGTAGGCGTTGTACAGCTTCACCGCCCACGCCGCCCCCTCGGCGTCGACCAGCCGCAGCGCGTGGGCGGCGGCGAGGACGGCGGCCCACGGCTCGATGTCACCGGAGGCTAGTTCGGCGCGGGCGAAGATGGTCAGGTCGGTGAGCACCTTGAGGTCAGGGCGCACTGGCCGCCGCCCCCTCCGGATCCGCGTCGGGGGCGGGGGTGCGGAGGGCGGCGGCGGCCAGGTCCTCGTGCCCGTCGCCGGCCAGGATGGCGGCGTAGGCGCGCAGCGCCCGCAGGACCACGTCGGCGGCGCGCAGCTCCGGGTCCGCGTCGTGCTCGCGGACGGCGCCGATGAGCCGGCCGGCTTCGGCGCGGTCGGCGGTGGTGAACACCAGGATCATCTCGATCAGCGCGCCGCCGTCCTTGCGGTCGGCGTACCCCTCGATCCGGTCCCGCCGCTCCGCCATCGCCGCGTCGTCTTCGCCGTACCCGGCGCCGGTGCCGGCCGGGTCGATGACCAGCGGCCCGGACAGCCGCGCGACCAGGGTGTCGAGGTCGTCGCCGTCGAACGCGGCCCCGGCCAGGCCCTTGGGGGTGACGGCCAGTCCCTGCAGCAGCGCGAGCAGCTTTGTTTCGTTGTTGATGCCGCGGCGCCCCGACTCGTTCCACTCGGCCAGCAGCCGGTCGCGGGTGTCGTCATCCACGTCGACCCAGATCACCGGCACACCGGGCAGGTTGCGGGCGGCGGCGGCACGCCAGCGGGTCTCCCCGTCGATGAGGATGCCGGTGGACTCCTGCGCCATCACCGCCCCGGCGAACCCGTTGGCGTCGAGCAGCTCGCACAGCAGGCCGAGGTCGCCTTCGTTGGGGTTGGCGGGGTGCGGGATGAGGCGGTCCAGCGGCACCATCGGGTCGAAGCGCTGCGGCAGGAACTCGGGGACGGCGACGGTCACGGCAGCAGCCCTTTCAGCGCGGGGCCGGGCGGCGCGGTGCCCGGGGGGCGGTCCTCACCGGTCATGGTAACGCTGGGTGAGATGCGGCGACACGGGCGCCCGGCGGCCCCGCGAGGTTTAACGTTTTGCCCATGGGCATCCGGGGGGATGTGCTGGGCACCCCTGACGAACACGACGCTGCCGCGATGCGCGCGGCCGAGGACGCGGCGGTGCGGTGGCTGCTGGCCCGCACCGGCGGCTGCGACCCCGCCGCGGTGGCACTGCTCGCCCGGCTGTGCCCGGATCTGGACCTGGCGGGGGCGTTCTGGCGGGCGCAAGCAGCGGCCCCGCCGCGCGCCGGGGCGCAGGGCGGGGCCGCTGCTGCGGGGTGAGCGGGGCGGGCAGGGTCAGTGGCCGTTGGCGGCGAGGCCCTGGCCGGTCACGTACACGTTCTCCACCAGCACGTCGTTGGCGTCACAGGTGCCGTGGTGGTGGTGGCCGACGCGCTTGAC